CCAAGCCCCTTGCCGTCTCCGCGGATCGGGGTTGCGGTCATGCCGATTACCGGACAGTCGTAACGTTCCAGAACAGAAAGAAACTTTTGCGTGACTGAAAAATGAGCTTCGTCGCAGATGATGAAATCCGCAGTGGGTAGCGTTTTCTTGCGGAACAGCGTATCGACTGACGCTACCTGAACCGGCATCCAGTGAGCCGCGCCGTGTCCTGACATGATGACGCTGTGCTCGAGCCCGTAGTACGTCAGGCGCCGCGAAGCATCCCTCACGATTTCGCGCCGGTTGACCATAAATAAAACCCGCTTCTGTTTCTCGATGGCTCGTTCGATCATGTAAACCGCGATAGCTCCCTTTCCGAAACCCGTAGGACAGACCAGTAGTGGGCGTTTGATGCCGCTTGCGATACACGCGCGGAGTTCGGCGACAGGGGCGAGTTGGTCGGGGAATAGGGTTAACGGCACGAGCATAACTTTTCTTGGCAGAGAAAATACATTTCAGATTGATAATCCAGTTCACCGATCTGTGTTCCGAGCATGTCGTATTTATACCCGGGTCCTACTATAGTTCCGCCGCAGAGATAGAAGCGGCAAGTGAGCCAGACAGTAGCGAGTTTGAAAAACTCGTGCTCAAAGTTCAATATGCCTTCCCTTCGGCCAGCTTTCGATTTTCAATCTTATGATCTGCCCGGTTCCGGTTGTATTCCATCTTCTCGACGAACGCCCCGCCCAGATCCAGCCCGAGTCCGCCCGCCATATCAAAAATGCGAATCAGACAATCGGCAAGCTCCACTTCGATCATTTGACGGTCTGGGAGTTTGTCGTCAGGTAGGTTTTTACGGTGACCTTCGAGGGCTTCGGACAACTCCGAGTGACAGAGTGCAATAAGTTCTCCGACGTTACGCACGATCAACGGGTGACCGGTACCGTGGCAGTGATGACAAGAAACAAAGCCGCCTTCGAGACCGGTACCAACACAAGGACCGCATTGTTTTGATAGATCAACCCACCATTTACGGTTGGCCTCGTGACAGATCATGCCGAGATCATTCAGCGCTTGTTTCTGTTCTTGTTCCGTCATCCATGCCCTCCAATAGCGTCCCCTGATACAGCATCCCCTCGGCATTCTTCAAATTCTTGACCGCCTGCCTGAAGTACGATTCCTTGAGTTCCACTCCGAGCCCGCGGCGTTTTGCCCGTACCGCCACATACGGAGTGCTTCCGATGCCGGCGAAGGGATCGAACACGGTATCACCAACTTCCGACCATAACTCCATGCCGCGCTCGATCACCTGTAGCTGAAGTGGGCAAACGTGGCGCTCGTCCTCGGCTTCGCGTGCCGACTGATATTGCAAAGTGTCGGATGGGTCGATATCCATCCAGACCGGCGAAGCGTACCGTTGCCAAATTAGATGAGATTGTTTATTCTTCGCTGGATCGCGGTTAAACTCTCCCTTAGGTCCTTCGCCTTCACCGATCCAACGATCCAGACCAGATCCGTGCGAGATGGGCTCCGGGTTTTCTCCTGGCTTGCGCATCGTGATGAGCATGTCCGCGATTCCGTGGCGGGACATTGTGGAATCCTTGACCATCTGTTTATGGGATAACCCGTGTGCGTGCGTCCGGGTTGCGGCGATCAGGGGGTCTTTCCAGATCATGCAGCGGGAATGAAAGATCCACCCTTCGTACTTAGAGCATGCTTTACCGCGTAGATGTTGGCGCTTTCCCTGTCCGCATGTCAGACACTTTTCATGCAGCGCTCGAAGTTCTGCTGGAAAGTCCCAGAGCCCCATGAATCCGTCGTGTTCTTTGGTTGCCGGAATATCCATGCAATGAAACGAAGTCAGGCGACCGGGCATAATGATGCGGTACATCTCCCGCACAATGAATTCATAGTGTTCCAGGAACTCATCGACGCCAGCGCAATTACCTAGATCGCGTTCGGTCGCACTGTATGTGTACATCGACGCGAACGGCGGACTGTAAATCGAGTAGTGCACCGACTCACTCGGAATCACCCGCATCACTTCGCACGAATCTCCCAGATGTAATTTCCATCCATTCCCCTCCTCGGTTCGCGTCTGATATTCCACCGACTCTTTCTCGGTCTCTCTGATTTCCGCGATCATAATATTCCTCATGTGCTCGACCATGCCTGCCGCGAGTTGCTCTGCCTGCGCTTCCTTGCGTTCGATATTCTTAACGACCGCTCCCTCGGCTTCGGACGTGATGATGTGAACGTGTACCGGATACTTCTGTCCGAATCGCCACGAGCGCCGGGTAGCCTGATACAACTGTTCGAAGGAATCCGAGAGCCCCACGAACGCGATGTTATGGCAGTTCTGAAGATTCAATCCGTATCCGAACATGGAAGGCTTCGAGATCAAAGCCCGGTGTTTCCCCGCAGTGAAGTCAAGTACCGCTTTTTCTTTCCACTCGTCAGGGTCGGGGCCGCGTACCTCGATTGAATCCCGGATGGAATCAGTAAGCTCGGTAGACTCATCGTTCAGGTTACACCAGATGAGCCACTGCTCTTTCGATGCGTTCGCTAGATCCGCCGCAACTTTTACGCGCGCCATAATCGAGTGGCGCCGCGCGGCCTGACGTTCGCGAAGGGTGCCCGCTTCGACCGGAAATAGAGTTCCGGTTTCATACGCGATGGCATCGTTCCATTCCGATGGGACAACGTGCTGGTGACGCTCGAGTGGGGGAAGGATAAAGTCGCCATCCTCGTAACCTAAATCCGAAGGCTTACGAATCATTACGGCCCAGGATGCGAGCCACTTCCAAAACTCCTCTTGCGCATGTCCTTTCAGTCTCCATTGCCCGGTATCACCTCCATCGTGAACGAAAAACATGGACAGCATTTCCTGACGGGTCATGATCCCCAGAAACTCCGAATGGTTGCCAAGTTCCTGGTAATCGTTTGGGGCTGGCGTAGCCGACGCTGCGAGCCGGTAAGGGATCGCCCGCGAGAATTCCATCAGAGCGTTGCGGGTTTTAGAATCGTAATGCTTCAGGATACTAGATTCGTCCAGGATCACTCCAGCCAAGTCGCTCGAGAAGTTGTGCAATTTCTCATAGTTGGTGATATTGATTCCCTTCTGGATATCAGCCTGCGTTCGGCAGAGGTTAACCGGGTAGTTAAACTTCTCCCCTTCGCGTACGGTCTGAAGAGTAACGGCAAGCGGCGCGATAATCAGTATGTCGCCTTGCGTGTGTTTGTGGACATGGCGCGCGAACTCCAGTTCGCAGATCGTTTTTCCAAGTCCGCAATCTGCCCAAAGCGCAGACTTTCCCTTCTTGATGGCCCAGATTTCAATATCCCGTTGAAAGTCAAATAGTTGCCGCTTGATGCTCCGTCGCGAAACAGTAAAGCCGCTCGGACGGAAGCGTGCTTGCTTCGCTTGCAGGAATTCATCGTACAGCATTCGCTTCTCAGCGGACCAGTCCTGAATTGCCATCGCGAGCCCTTCTGCGCCTGGATGGCCGTTGCGGAGGGTTTTGTCGGCACTAGCTAACTCCTGATCGCAGCGCTGAAGGCCATGAATAAATGGAGCAGTCTGGTCAGGCATCTCTGAATCCGGTACTCTAAGAGTTTCTGGTTTACTTGGCATACACCCTCCTCGCCGCCTTATCCAGAATCTCCTGCCCGTGCTTCTTGAGCGACGGGTTGTACAACTGCAAAAGTCCGCTGTGTGTCCAGTCCTCACTTGAATGTTCATGTGGCAGCCGGCCGCAAACCCTCCCGTCATCCTCGGTGTACTGGCACAGTTCAGCTACCGTAGTGCCGAGTTTCAACATGTCGCGGATATCCCGCATCGCCCTGAGGATCTTGCCATCTTCGATGCCTGCGTCGTGCGCTTTGGCTTTGTGTTCGAGGTTGCCGAATTCGAGTTTCATTCGTAAAAACTCCCACATGCGATCCACTGCTCTAAAACGGCCACAAGGGCCTTGGCTTGCGCAAGGTCGATATGCATTCGTGTCTGGTTGGATTCGTCGAATATTCCGTCATGCTGTGCCGTTTGTCGATCCACTCCGAGCCATATTGCGGTGGAGCCGGAAGGATTATAATCCGCGATGCTCGATTGCTGAAGTGAACAAGGCGTACCGTATCGATCCGTGAATTTGATGATTTGAAAACTTCTTTTAGTCTCTTCGACTTTTCCTAGGGGTGTTCTTTTCATGGAATCTTCCCTGATTGAATCCATTGCTGGATTACGGTCGAAACCTCAATCACTTTTCCGCAATTCTGGCAGACTCGGTAAGTTGCATGAGAATGTTTCGGGAGCGGCATTAGCCCGTGAGTGTTACAGGCGGGACAGAGGTCCCAGTTATCCGAGTTCATGGACCCTCCGAATTCGTTCTCCCAAGTACGCGAGCACCGGTCGCGCCATCGAATTTCCAATGCTTCGATACCTAGGCCCGTCCTTTGCAGACTTGCCGTGATACTGAATTAGCGTCCAGTCGTCAGGTAGTCCCTGGAGTCTTTCGCACTCCCGTGGCGTAAGTCGGCGGACTATCGCGCCCTGTCTCAATAGGCTTCTGCTCGGCTGGGTCCCTGGAGCGTCAGCGCGAATCGTGCCAGCTGTATCGTACTCACGTACGCCCGTCTGTGCTTCCTGGGCAAACACCGCCAGCGGCGATTCGTGCAGTGCGTCGTGATCGGCGTACTGATTGCCAGTGAGGGGCGCGGCCACATTCGCCACAAAGGTTTCATTTGCCTGTGCATCGTGTCTTCCGGTCCCACCCTTGCCGTTCAAGGCGTAGGCTGTTTCTGGGATGAACGTGGCTCTGTCGGTGTCGTCACACCAGCCACGCTGCGAAGAGCCGCCTCCAATTGTTCCGGCAACGTCTTCCCGCGCCGCTCTGCCCGGCACAGGATGCCCCGACAAGCAGAACGACTCAGAAAGTACCGCGATGGGATATCGCCAGTCTCCTGAATGTCCGACAAAGAACACACGGCGGCGTCTTTGGGGAACTCCGAACCACTGAGCGTCAAGCACTCCCCATGCGCCAACATACCGGATGTCTTCCACTGCTCCGAGGAAGGCTGCAAAGTCCCGTCCGTCTTTCGATGACAGTAATCCAGGGACGTTCTCAAACACGAACCACCTTGGGCGAAGCGAATCAATAATGCGGAGAGCGATGAGGGCCAGGTTGCCGCGAGGGTCAGCCAATCCACCGCGTTGGCCGGCGACGGAGAAGGATTGGCAGGGGCTTCCGAAAACGAGAAGGTCAATTGATCCTCGTTCACGCGCCTTTTCAACGAACGCTTCATGGCTCACATCCCCGAGGTTCGGAACGTCAGGAAAGCGGCTGGCATGAACGGTTGACGCGAATGGATCGATTTCCGCACACCAGATCCATTTAACCCATGGCATCGCGAGTTCCGGACAGCCGATGCCGGAAAATAATGTGGCTCCATTCATGCTACTACCCCATTAGCTTTTAGCGATTCATACTCTGCCAATAAATCCGATAAATCCCTCTTCCGGTTCCGGTGCTCGCACGCCGTCTCGCCGCAGTCCTCACACGGATAGTGCACCCAGAAGCGCTCGACAATTGCCGTAATAATCGAATCTTCGTGCATCGACTTTGCGATAGTGCAGAGGCACTGTGCCCGCTTTAAATCCATGGGAGGTGCGTAAGGGCGGTAGCGGCGGGGTTTGCCGTTCTGAACGTAGGTAAACGCGCATTTCATTGAGAGTCCCTTGTTTTAGTAGTACACACCAAGTCAGAACTAGGAGCACTAAATCCACCAAGTATAATCATTCCTGTACCCCTCGATACAGCGCCCTTTCCATCGCTGGAATATAGGGCGTCCACTCTGCCGCGCTCGCGTCCATCTCCCGCCAGATCATCTCCAGCGTAGCGTCCATCTTGTCTATCATGTGCAGCATGATCGCCTCCGGGAACATCGGCCGCATGGCCGCTCCCCATTCCGGCTCGCCATGGTGAGACAGGATCATATGCACGAGTTTCCGGTAAACCTGCGGCTCCCATGGAACCTGCTGAATCGCCTCGTTCAAGATTTGGACACCAATAGACACGTGACCCACTAGTCTCCCCATCGTTGTGTAATCGAACCCAATCCCTGGATCGAGTTCGACGATCTTACCGATGTCGTGAAGGATGCAGCCGGCGATCAGTAGATCAGTATCAAGCCGGGCGTAATTGTTATGAACCGGATTAGGAAACCTGGCAAAATCGGTAATCCGTAGCACGATCTGAATCATGCTGAGAATATGCTCAAGTAACCCTCCCCGTGTCGCGTGGTGCAACCGCATCGCGGCCGGTGCCTGCTTCAAAGCCTCCCCGTGTGTTGCAAGAATAAACCGTAGCAATTCCCGTAGAGAATCGTTCTGTATCGTCCCGATGATTCCCGCAAGCTCCTGAACCATCTCGGTTGGATCACGCTGTGAAACCGGGATGATATCCTGGATCAGATATTCCCCTTCGTCTGCCACTCGGATTTGCCTGATGGATAACTGAAGTTTCTCCTGGTACTCTCCGACTTCGGCCTGCACCTTAACAACGGACTTGCTTTCCGGTAGCGGAGTAACGAAATCCCACCACACAGCCGGGATATCGCCTGACGAATTGCAGAGCGTCATCGCGCAGCGTTGCTTGCCGTTTCGTCCGGTCTTGATTTCGATTGAGCGCAGGCCAAAGTAGGACGTGATGATTTCACCGGGAGAGAGGTCGCGGATAAGCATTACCAGTTCCTTACGAGTCCTGTTTCACGAAGCGTTTGGTGCGCCTTGAAATATGAAGTGTGATCGCCATCGAGTTTGCGAACTGCCAACAAGCCGCACTGTTGGCAGAATATATTGATTTCGGTGAAACCTTGCCGGTTAAGTTCAGCCGCCTCGCGGTCATTTGGCGCATTGAACATCACCGACAGAATACGAAACATGTGAAACGTACTTTCATCGCTTTTGTGGCAAGGTTCAGAAGCGGAGTCGTTGATGCGAGCGGTTTCGAGGGCAACAATGCGGGCTTCGAGAGCCTCGATAACTACTTTTGTTCGTTTCAGCATGGGACTTAAAAGGGTATGTCATCATAGAACGTAACGGTTTCAGGCACCGTTACTGGCGTTCCGCTTGCCGCATCGGCCATCATCTGCGCGCGCTTGCGAAACACGTCAGAGGCTCGCGTACCCGCTTCCTTCCCAGCTTGCCGCACGATGGCGTTAATCCACCGCACGCGAATGTACTTCTTTCCCCTGTACTCCTGTTCCTCGATTTGGACGCGCACTTCGGTCTGAGTCATGAATTTCATTGGCTCTGCCCAGAATGCATCCTCGTACAGATCCGATTCGGCGGCGCCGAGCAAAACCAGTTCTTTCGTGGAGATTTCCAGCGTAGCGTCTGTACACCAAATCGTTTTTGAAGAAGTGCCGATGGGCTTATCGCTGTCATCGAAGCATTGAAACACGACATGAAGCCCGGACTTGTTCGCATCCTTATTCTCTGTCACGTACGCGCGAATCGGTTTCGCGTTGTAGTACTCGCCAGGAATCAAACGCTGTTTCTGTTCGAGTTCGCTCATGCCGTCACCTCCACTGCTGCGCCCGGTGCTTTTTTCTCTCGGATTTTTGTGACGGTCTTTCCTTGTGCTTCGCGCGTGGCGCAGAACCGGTGATTGCGCTCCATATCCTCGATGAGCGCTGCCTGTTCGGGAACGTCCATCAGGACAAATAAATCGAGAACACGCTGGCGTGGCGTGATTTCTTTCCTTCCGCGTGGCATTAGGCGGTTACCTCCTCGCCGTTGGCTTTCTGGATGCGGTCACGCAGGTCAGCGGCCTTCGATGCTGTGGCGCTCGCGATGGGATCTTCCATCGTGATTTCAGTCAACTCTTCGGGCGTATAGATCGGGATGCCAGCAAACACTTCCGGGAAAAATTGCCGCGCACCTTTCGTAAGCGCACGCCAGAAGTACATCTCTTCCGTCCAACACTTCCAGTTGTCCTTGTCGAGTAGCCGCTTCGAGCCCTGTATGACCTTCTTGGCGTGCTCCTCGGTGAAAGATGCCGAGCCGATCTGCTCGCCATTGCGGCCGAAGAAAGCCATCGTGCAGCCTTTATCGTCGGTTTTCGTTGGTCGGTAGTTGTAACCTTGCCGTTTGATCAGTGCGCCGATCAGAAGCGCCGGCATCCGTACCTTTCCCTCGAATACATCAAGATTCGCGACAGATGCGATAGGTTGAAGTCCAAGTTCGCGTCCGAACATCATCTTGACAAGTGCCTTCGGCATATCCGTAATGTCTTTAAACATACCGGAAGCCGCGAAGGCTTGGCCGATCTTCTGAAGCATTTGGAATTCGGCGTAAGTGAGTGTGCCCGCCATGGTGTTCTCATGAATCACGACGGAAGTGGGTTCGGGTGAAACGATTTGGGGTGTCATTTGGCTCCTTGTGGGTTTAAGATCATAGTTCAGGCCAGTCTTCAAGATTTCCAAGATGCTTGATACTATGTATTTCGATTCCTGCGGTTCCGTAATAGTGACGAACTTGTGAAGCCGCTAATGATTGCCATGGTTGGCGATCCATTGGGAAAGCATCATCGTAGTTGATGATAACGTTGACCCTGCATATCTGATTATCTAACGTATCGTCACGCCAAATGAGAAACTCTACGCTAACTATTTTTGGGATTGGCTTCATTTTGAAAACACCCTCAACGGTCTCGAAACCGACGGCTTGCGGAACGAGTCGGAGAACCGAAGCGGAGTTTCAAGGAAAAGTCCCAAGGCGAGAGCCATACTTGGATAGATTGGCTCGATTGCGGAAAATTGCGGTAACTCAGTCAGGAGTTTAACTGCGGTCATGCCGCTTTGTACATGTTGTTTTAATTCGTCATACGCCTTCGCCAGCGCTGTCGCATCCATCCGCATCTGCGTTTGCGGCCTGAAATAAACCCGATGCCCGGTCACGTCCACTACGGCTCGGTCACCGATCAGCGGTTCAAGCCGCGACCGAACTTCTTCAGTCAGCGCCTCGGCTTCGTCAACCAGTTCCTTCGCTTCGATATACTCGTTTAAGACGGGAAGTAGCGAGTTATCGACCGGAACCTCGGATATTTCGATCACATCGAGCATCCGTTCTCCTTGGCAGGAGTAACGGTATTTGCATTTCTGACATTGCTTGCTTTTAGCAGGCAGACGATCAGGCGGGTTGTCTAACTTCCAAAAGGATTCGCCGGCCTTGCGGAGTTCTTTGATAATCGTGTCGTCGCGCTGAACGTCCCAATTCTTTGTTTCCCAAGGATCGGCACAGTGGATCGAAAAGGCTCCCCAGGTCGCGCCGGTGACCATCATGCCCCACTGAAGCTGCAGGATGTATGCTTCAAGTAGCCCTTCGCGCTTGGCTTTGTAGTAGGATTCTCGGCCGGGGGATTTGATTTCCAATACACCCCATGGGCCTGGAAAATTACGCTCAAGCGCAATGCGGCGAAGTTTTTGTAACTCGTAGTTCGTGATGAGTTCTTCGGGCTCTTTGACAGCGGGATCTTTATCGTTGCTCACCATCCGATCCACATGCACCGCAAACCGGGAATCTTCAGCCATCCGAATCTGCTTCACTTCCACGACCGCCCTCTTGGTCTTCTTTGCGTACATTTCCGCAATGATCGGTTCCAAGTAGTTGCCACGCTCGGTTGCGGCATTTCCGTCGAACGGGTAATCCTCGGGTACGTTGTGTTTTTGGTACCAGAGTTTCCTGAGGCAACCGTAGGGCGGAAGGCTGAACAGGTGATGAGCATCCGAACCGCCGAGGCAATCTTTACGGGAGGCGAGGAAGCCGTCAGCTTTGGAGGTCATGTTGTAACTTCTGCCCAGCGTTTTCGTCCCTCGTAAATCTGCTCAATGAAGGCATCCAACAGTTCCGGGGACGCGAGATCTGGTAGCACGTAATCGATGAAAAACAGCATGACGTTCAACCCGCGTCGATCCTGCATGGCGTGGGATCGTTTTTCGAGCGAAAGGCTGGTGTACCGCAAGATCATCCGAGCAGTGTCGGTCATGCCTGGTTAACCGCCGGATTGATAAACTTGTCCAGTAACTCTTCCACGCTCTTGACCCTCGCTTTTTTGTTCCGATCCGGCGGATCAGTCTCCATCCGAGAGATCATCGCGGAGATGACGGCCTGCAAGTAAATTTCTTTCTGCCGTGGCAGAATAATAATCACCGGATCGGGCACACGTATCGCTCCGTGGAAACAACAGGCAAGTGCCTGGACCTAAATTTACGACAGGACTAAAAAGCCTTATCTTTCAGGCTTTTGGACTGGACGTTCCTGCCGTGGTTACCTAAGAAGCGTAATCCCTTCGCGGAGAGATTGCAATAGGAAAA